CGACGCCCGCCACGGCGTGGTTGACCAAACCCGGAAGCATCTCACCGTCGCCGCCACCTCCGGCGTGTGATTTATCGGATATATCATTTATTTCATCAATGCCAGCTAATGCACCTTGTTCTTCTTTTAGCGCTTTTGTTGCACCTTTGGCGGCACTAGCCATTTTCTTTTGTTCGCTCGATACGCTTGCAATACTCTTTTTTGCCACAATATATGAACCGGCACCAGTTAGTACGGCGAAAAAGTGCGCCACGGCGTTAGCTGCCGATGTAAACCAGTCAATAACCTGTGACAATACAGGCGCTATCATGTTGATTAGTGGCGCTATCATTGCGCCTAGTGAGTTAGCAAATGCACCTGTACTCATTTCTAACCCATCCATAGAAGTCTTTAACGCTTCAGAGTATTCAACGGCATGCCCAAATCCCTGTGTGATACCTGATAGTACTTGTCGCATTGCCATTCGCAAAGCAAGCAATTTGAACATGTTACCAAGTGAGAAAATCGACTTGCCTAATGTATTAGCAAATGAATTTGTTTTGCTTTGTTCCTGATTAAATCCTAATAGGTTTTTAGTTGTATTTATCACGCCGCCCGATAAAGCATTGATAACTTTCCCAAGCGATGCGCCAGCGTTTCCTAATGCGCCTTTCAGTGAAAACTTAGGTGCTTCCCCTTGTGGCATTGCATCTTTTAGTGATGTCTTAGGCAATGAAGCAAGTTGTGTTTTGACATCTTCAATACTGTTTCGTAATCGTGATGCTTCGCCATCTGCTTCGGATAGCGCTTGCCGTAACTTGTTATCTTTAAAGTTCCCTTTTTCCCAAGCGTTATATAACGATTTTGAATTGTTTTCCGCTGTTTTAAGCTGTGATTGCAAGTCCTTTAATTCAGCCTTTAACTCTGATGCGCCCTTTTTAAATTCTGACGTATCTATTTTTGTATCAAACACAATTCCACCATCTGACATTAAAAACCTCCTTTCTACTTAAAACGTTCATTGATCTTGCGTATTTCTTCTTTTTCTGCTTCCGTATAAACAGTCTTAAAATCAATCAAATCTTTGTTGTCCTGGTAAAAGTCTTGTTCCCACTTTTCCAGCTGTTTATGTTTCGCTTTTTTTTGTCTAATATTCAAAACATTAGAAAAAAGTCCCTCTTGGATTTCGTTGAAATATCCTAAGAAAGACCACCAATGCAAATATGACTCTGTTCGTACTTCTTTTCCGGCTACTCTATTGATTGCGCTAAAAATGATTTGTTCATCTTGTTCCCAGTCCATTAGTTTTGGCTTGTGCATCGCCTTTGAATAGTCCTTGCCGCCGTCCATAAACCATGAGCATTGCTTGATTGCTTCTTCCACGTCTTCACGTTCCAAGTTCTCAAAGCCCACAAGCGCATCGACCATGATATAAACTTTTTCTCTGTCCGATAGTTCAACATCATTGCAAGCAACAAGCACTAATAGCGCCGTTCTGAAGTCCGTTTCTATGTTTAGTTCTTTACCATTTACCGTGATAGTTGTCGGTAATTGCCCTATCATTTCTTCTTATACGCCTTGCGATACTTTTCGATGTTCTTTTGCATCTTCTTAGTTTCTTTTTCGATAAATGGCTTGATATACTCAGCGAAAGCCGTCATGAAGTTGTTGAAAATAGTGTTACCGTTACTCATTGATAAAGGGTTCTGCTTTCCAAACACGATTTCACTTGCACCATCATAGAAAATGCTGTCAAATTCTTGTCGCATTTCTTCATTCATCTTGCGTACAGTTTCAGCGATTTCAGGTACAGTTGCTTCACCGTCACTTGTGATTGTTAGTTCTTCACCTAATGTTTTGATTTTGTTTTGGAAGTTGTCTGCTACCTGTTGGACACGATCTAAAATGCCAATGTCATGGACATTCACTCTTAAAACTCTGTTCTTATCGTTGTTGATGGTGATTTCCTCGATACCATCATCAAAATTAATATTCATAGCCATATTGTTTGGTTTCCTTTCTTAAAATAAATAAAAAGGCGGTTTTTATGCCGCCTATTTAGTTGCTGTCAGCCGTGAAAGTGTTAGTTGTTTCATTAAACTTACCTTTCTTGCGCTTGCCAGTATAGTGTACGTCGAATGGGATTTGGTATCCATCACTCTTACCACCATACTTCTTCACTTCGATAAACACTTCTTCTTCATACGCAACGTATGCGCCAGGAGTGCCATCCCAAGTGTGTACTTCTAATGCTGTTGTCTTAACATCGTCTAACTTCTTGCGATTATCAACAATATCCTGTAAGAATGTGTGTAACGCATTCCCTTTTTCAGCATAGTATGTATCGACTGAACTGGACGGATCATAAGAAGACACCTTGACTGAATTTTCGCCTAAGATGTTTGTCTTCTTTGACACTTCAGCATTAAGAGTAACGTCGTACTCTTCTAAGTCCTTGCCGATACGAACATACTTCGCTGTTGTTTCCTTTGGTGCTGCGTTGATGTAATGCGCTAAGAATTCACGCGCAATAGCGCCGTTTGTCTGTGTTTGCTTTGCTGGTTCTGGCATTTTCTAGCCCTCCTTTACTTGTATATTGTGTAATCCACACCGATTTGGATTTGATATGTGACACCGTCGTTAATATCACCACTTGGAACGCTGAACAGCAAGCCGTTTCCGGCGCTAATCTTTGTGATAGTGCCGTTCTTTGCTTCGCCGTTTACGTCTTCGGTTATCGCAATGTCTTTAAGTTGGTTTAGGTAATAAGTAAGTGACAATAGAAAGCCGCTATTGTTCAAGCGATCATAGTCTTCATACGCTTTTTTATCAGCAAATACACTGAAGTTGATATGGTATTTCTTATTGCCTAAGATGTCCCCACTTACTAGCGATGTGCCTAGTGGATATACGCCTGTGTCCATTTCCTGTTTGTCACCCAGTGACATGTAGTCAATGTGGATATTGTCGTTAAATTCGTCCATTAAAGGACAGTCGGTTAAAATCTTCTTTACTGTTTCTATTACGTTCATTTGACAAACCTACCTTTCGCTAATCTAGCAGCAGCACGCCCTATGCTTTCGCCGTGGTCTTTCATTGCTCTATCGAACCAATGAGAACCAGCTAATGCATTTTTGGAAGTGTTATAGTTCAGCAATCTACCAGTTGGGTCGGGTATTTTAGCAACGCCCTTGCGACTCCAATGTCTGCCCGTTCTAGCATCATAAAATGAGCCTTTTAGGGTGATAGGGTCAACAAATAGCACACCATAGTACTGATAGCGTGCATAAGGTGTATTTTGCCTGATTTCACCTGAACCGATAACCGTTTGTGTCATCATTGCATTCTGTAACACGCCATTCATGTTAGGCATGTATGGCAATGATTGCCGCATAACTTCATTGTCTATAAACTTCTGAACCTCGCCACCGTCATTGAGTCCATGCTCTGCAAGCAACTGTTCAACTTCTTTGAAGTGTATCTTGCCGACTATTTGCATGATAGTTCCCAATGTTGCATCAACTGTGTGCCGTACTTTTTGTAGTCGGCAAGCATAATTGTAAATGCGCCAGCCTTTACCAGTTTATCCATGCTTTCTGATTGCTTGCGCGCATCTGTGGTATCTATTTCAATCTCACATACGCCCTCAATCATGAAGTCTTTGCCTTGGGTAAACTGTAAGTCTGTGTGTCCTTGAAATAAACAAAAGGCGCTTTCATCATACGTGCGCCCTTGTTTATTCATGCTTGCAATACTGGTATTTGTCAAAAAGCACTTATCAATAAAGACTTTTTTATAACCGTTACTTTTAAGATAAAGGGTACATGATGTATTTGCGTACATGATCATATACCCCTGTAAAGATAGCCCGTTTTACCTAACCACTTTTTGAGAACACTTGTCACTTTTAACGTATAATCACGCTCGATTTCAATATTTGAATTGCCTTTATAAGTGACCGAATATTCCCCAACCTTCTCGCTCGCAACGCCTAACGGAACACTTGCAGAATTGCTATTTGACTGGCTGAATTGTACCTCTGCCAATTCACACATAGCCTGTTTCATTTCTTCAATCGGTTCACCGTCAAAGTCAAACTTAATTCTGTTCAGTATCTCGTTACTGGCTTTGTTCGCGTAAAATTTGAATTCGTTTTCAGGTATCAAAGGGCTTTTACCTAATAGGTATTGTTCTTTATAAAACTGATAGTCAGCAAAAATCATGTACCCTCCTTTTTACTTCTTCTCTTTCGGTTTCTTTTCGTCTTCCTTTGGTTCTTCCGCCTTATTTTCTTCTTCCTTTGGTTCTTCCGCCTTATTTTCTTCTTCCTTTGGTTCTTCCATTAACTGTTCTTCAATAACGGTGGACAATTCCCCATTACAGAGGATTTGCCCGTTACCGTTAAAGAGTACGCCATAGATTTTAGCCATAGGTTAAGCCTTTGCGTGAGAATAAATAGCGGATTTCTTGTTATCGTAAACTTCGTTTACACCATATAGATGGAAGAAGAATTTCCACCAGTCGCCATCCTGATTTTCTTCAGGTGTGACAATCTTATTTACAAGGTTCTTTGTAAACTGGATGAGTGCTGATGGGTGAACAATTTGGAAGTTTAGATCCTTACCTGCTGTTGCCTTTTCATATCCGCCCTTTTCTTCACCTGTCTTGCCTGATAGTGACTTGATTGCCGTTACAAAGCGTGACTGTGGTACAGGGATGATACGTGAGAAACGTGACAATACTGCACGGCTCTTTGTTGTATCCATGTCATTTACCAATGCCAATCCGTCCGGTGTAATGTATAAGATACGTCCTTCCATTGGCACTTCGGCATTATCCATATCAACTGTAGCCTTTGAAATAGCCTTTATCCAGTCTTCGCCAGTTGCAAGGTCAGCATTGACGGCAGGTGTACCCTTAGCGCAATAAGTTGCAAAGCGTGTCGCATCAACTTCAGGCACTGCCTTAGTTCTGATGAATTCAGAAGATAATTTGCCAAAGGCAATTCCCGCTGTTTCCACGTTATCCATGTTATCAACTTTGAACACACGCGCACGATCAAAGTTAGGCTTCTTTGTTTCAAAGTCTAGTGTTACCGCACCCTCAGGATAACCATCTGTACGGCTGTATTCACCTAATCCATCCATTTCAATTTTTGGAATTAAGAATTCCTTGCCGTTGTTTGTCATTTGTACAAGTGATGTGTTTGTGTCAAGAATAGATGTTAAAGACACTTGCTTATAAAGCTCGTCTAAAACTGTGATGTAAGATTGAAATAATTTAATACTGTTTGGCATTTTGCTTTCCTCCTATTTTTTCTCTGTTTTTACGCCCATGATGGAGCGTGCAAAATCAAGTCCTGTATCCCCAGCGCTTCCATTGCCCTGTGTGCTTGATACAGGATTTTTGACTGGCTCATTGGAAGTAAATAAGTAATCATGATCTTTTTTGACTGCTTCAATAGCGCTCTTGATGTCTGTTTCTTGGTTCTGAGAAGTCTTTAATGCTTCCACGTCCAAGAATGGAATGATTGCTTTTGCTTCACGTCCTCCAGCTGTTGCAACTGACTTTGTTAATAAATCATTGAAGTTTCTATCAGCGATTTGCTTTTCAAAATCTGCTTTCTGTGTTGCAAGTTTCTCGTTTAGATCGCTAACTTGCTTGCTTAGTTCTTCAGGCTTCAACTCTTGCAATTTCTTCAGTTCTGCCTGTGTGCTTGTAAACTGTGATTTGTAATTTTCTAGTTCTTTCTTGGCGTTCTCTAATTCGCCCTTAGCACCGTTTACGTCTAAGCCATTCATCTTAAAAACTTCGTTGATTTGTTCCTCTGTGAGTCCCAACTTTTGCAATTCTTCTTTTTTCATTTCTTCCTCCTGTTAGGCGTTGTTAAAGCAGGTCGCCAATCTGCTAAAGAGTTGCTATTTAAGGCATAGTTGCCAATAGAAAAAAGCGCATATAGCGCTTTAGTTCTCTTTCGTGAATACCCTTGCCATTTCTTCAGGCAAGCCCATTGCTTTCGCAAAGTCTTTGTATTCGTTATATGTTGCTGTTCTTCGGTTCTTCATGATGGTAACGTCTGCTTTATCGGCGTTTCCCATCTTTAATAACTCTATTCTTTCGTCCTGAACACGCATTCGTCTTTCTAATGCTCGCATGCGTTGCGTTGCTTCGTATAGAGTGTATTCCTTGCCGCCGTATTCGTGCGTTTCTAGCGTTCTTTGATACAGTTTGGATAATTCCTCGTCCGTATATCTTCGCTCGCTAAAACCACTTACAAATGGCATGTAATGGTGATAACAATTCACGCCACACAATCCACCGGCTTCACCTAAGCCGCAAATATCTATGAGTTGCTGTTTCGTGTATATCTTGCCTTGCCATAGCGCATGCGATGGTCTAGCCGTTGGGTGTGCCGATACTTCAAATAACTCTGTGTGTAATTTTTCAGCGTTATCATCTTCAATCTTTGCTATGACTTGTCGCATACCAGTCATTACAGCACGCCGTACAGCAACATCAATGCGATCATGTCTTCCGCTTTCGTATTCAATGTATCGTACACCACTAGCCGTCAATTCATTTACGGCCTTTTTTAGCGCTGTATTGTAATCAAATACGCCCGTTGATACTTCTATCAAGGTTTTATTAAGTAACTCGCCATAATAGCCATGTACGCTTTTAAATTGCCCGTCCACTGTAAAGCCTAATGCGTTGGTGATGTTGTTGATGTCTGATAGCGTTTGCTTCTGTACGGCTTCTATTAGTTGTAATAGTTCCGTGTTTTCTGATAACGGCACAAAGTCCACGCCCACGTCTTTATAAAGCGCTTCATCGCGTGCGTATCCGTCAGCAATCACACGCTCATACAGTTCTTTCATCTGCGCATCAGATAGATCTAATGCATGTTGTATGAGTTTCCGATAGTCTTTATTAAATCCATTCAACTGTGACAGCCTATACAATTCATAATCTGCTGTACGTGTAATGTGTCCAACTTGTTCAATTCTTCGGATAATGTCAGCAAGTATCTCGCTTTCCAGTCGTTGCATTGATTGCGCTAGAAATTCAGGGACTTTCTTAAGGTCGTTTTCACTGAACATTAAGGCTGTTCACCCTCTGTCATCATTCCCCTGATTTCTGCAATCTTACTCATGGCTGTTGCTTCATCTTCACCGTACCACTTCATGCGATACTCAACAGGTGACATAAAGCCACTTGCAACATCAATTCTATCTTGTGCGCGTTCTGTTTCTTCGTCTGTCTTAACTGAGTCATGGAATGTACAGTTAAAACCAAAGTCCGTTTTTATCATCGCTTGATAGAAAGCAATAGCATATGCTAGATCTTCCAGGCAATCTCTTAGGTTTACTTGGATTGCATTTACCATATTGTACTTACGGTTCTTACTTGCTTTGATTTCTTCGGCTGTCTTTTCCACGCTTTCATTCTTAGACAAATCGCCATAGGCAAGGCAACAATTAAACTCTACCAGTCGCTTATACTCATTTAATCCAGCAATGTATGAAGTATCGCGCATCGCTGGACTAAATTCACTTAGTGTCTTATCTCCGTTTGATGTATCGGGATCATATGGAATGAGTAAGCGTTCCTTACTCTTAGGCATCTTAAATGAGCCATCTTGCTTCTTCTTGACGGCTGTATAATCTGCAAAGATAAAGCGTTCGCCGCTTGCATATTCCCAGTCTAAACGCCCAAATTGCTGGTCTGCTTTCTTGATTTGCTCGATAGCCTTTTCAAAGATTGAAACACCATTCTTACTCTTATCAATTCGATTAGGAATAGGGTTTCTGTAATAGCCAAAGTCCATACGATCCATACCCTGATAGAGTATGTCTTCATACAGTTGCGCCCATTCTTCGATTGAAGTCAAAGGTACTTGGTTTCCAATCTCACCATTTACGCCCTTATACGCCTTGTTTTGAATTCGCAATCCCTCCGGTGTGAGTTCGTGATATTCAAACCGATAATACTTAGTATCCTTGTCAATTTCCTTAACTTGAATGAATGCAACCTTTAACAATCGCCCATCATCGCCAAATTCAAAGGGGATAATTCTATCAGCTGGAATGTATTCAACGTTTCCAGTGTTTCCAATCGGTTTTACAACCATAGAACCTAAGCCCAAGCCTGTTTGAAAGTGTTCGTTAAAGTTTCTTAGCGCCTTTTGATAGAGTTCATTCAACTTGTCATTGTCCAAACTCGTTTCCATTTCAGATAAAGTCACGTTAGCAAATTCAGAACATACAGCGCCCTCTAAGCCTAAACTCTTAACGCCTGAATCTGAATCCGTCTTATCTATCCATGGCGCTTTTCCGCATAACATCTCATCCCACAGTTGCATTCTTTCAATCATGGATTGTGATAAAATTACACGCTTGCCAGTTATTTTTTCCAGTTGTGTGTTTCCAAACATTCTGTTAAAGGCCTCCTTTATAAAATCAATAATCTTTCTTAGTATGTTCATCATTGCCCTTTCTTCTTCCAAACAGGGTTTAATGCGTATCGTACGCTGTCTATACTGTGGTTGTCCTTATCAGGATAGCCACTGATCACTTGCCCGTCTTTATCTCGCATGTATTCATAGTGCGTGAATTCCTTGGCTGCATTAGGGCATCTCTTGCTATCTATCACGATTTCCTTTAGTGAGGATAGCCACTTCATAGAATACGCCACACTTCCAGCGCCTTTTTCTGCACCACGTGCTGAGATGCCAAATGCCCGCAAGTCAGCAATAGACTTATTTTCAGCACTATCACACGTGACAATCTCATCGCCAATCTTAAACTGGTCTTTGAGTATCTGCGCCACGTCTTCATTAGGCATCTTATTAGCCCTGAATTCTGCGTAAATGTATAAAGTCATATGTGCGCTGTCATAACAACAACGCGTGAAGTTTAACGGGTCAGGAAACCAGCCCCAGTCAAGCCCGTTGTATGTATAGTTGAAGTTGTTTATTTCTTCATCGGTGATTTCTCTAATAGTCACGTTTTCAAATACATTGCCACCAGTTCCATTCACCTTACCCAAGTACTCGTTTTCATAAGCCTTAGGATTGATTTCTTTTAATGCTTCTGCTTCGTCTAGCCAGTTCTTACCCAGCCATTCTTTTGGAACATCTAAGTAAGTGGAATGATAGACTTTCATTCCGGCTTTTTCTGTAAGTACGTACTCATTAGCCCAGTTGTTAGCCGTCTTCGGTGGGTTGAATGACTTAAATATCCACGCTTTATCGCCACCACGCACGGCTGACTGTTCAATGTTTCTGACTGTTTCGCTACCATAGAATTGGTCTAATTCTTCAAACCAAACAATAGCGATATACCCCTTTTCAGGTTTAATGGACTTAATCTTTAACGGGTCATCAGCACCACGGAAGAATATTTTTTGTCCCGTTGCTGTGCGTGTGATTTCCATAGGGGATTTCGTACATTTAAACTCATTGTCTAATTCCAATTTATCAATAGCCCATTTAAGCTGGTTATACACTGAGTCTTTGATGGTGTTCGATACTTGGCGCATGACTAACGCGTTATAGTTTTCGTCTTGCATCATTAGATCAATGATTGCTAAACCTATACATGACGATTTTGTGCTTCCACGCCCACCCTCATTGACAAACTCGTGGACTTCATGGTGGTAAACGTCCCAAATGAATTGAGAAAAAGACGGTGCTATATACAAGGTTGGAATTCCCTTATATTTTGTACCGTCTTTCTTCTTATGTTCTGCTTCGTACTGTTCCATCTCGATAGCGTGCTTTTCTTGCTTCATCTTTAACTCTGCACGTCTTATCTTGATGTCTTCTTTATCTGTTAGGCTTTCACCGTTTACTATTCTGTTCACGGCTTCAAACGCCTTAACGTTTCCCTTTCTGGCCTGTGACATCATTGCAACGGCTAGTATCGTTTCTTGTGACTCTATGACTTCAGGTTCAACACCTAAAGCCTTAGCGACTGTTTCTTTATCCCTTTGTGTCGGTGGCAATGATAGCAACGCCTTAAACGTTTCTCTTAGTTCTTTCTTGCGTTTTCTTGTCTGCCCTGACTTGATACCACCGTTGCGGCTGATAGCCCTTGCTTCTTCCTTGCTTCTCTTTGTAACTGGAATTAGGTTATCGTGTCCCTTATTTTTTGACGTTTTGGGCTTGTTTTGGCTCGTTTTAGCCGTCTTTTTGGTTTCCTTGATGTCTTTATCATTTTTCCCCTTTTGGCTCTTATTCGCCATTTCTCGCCCGTCCTTTCTATTTTCTTCTTTGGAAGTCTTTTAGCCACTTCTTGTATTCTTTGCAATTCCGCCCTTTTGTACATCTGTTTTGGTATCTGCACTTATGGCACGGGCTTATATGCTTAATAGTACTTGTAACCATTTAGGAACATTCTCTTTTCATATGACTGGTCTTTGTCTAAAGCAATGTATGTCTTGTCTTGCTTCTTCGCCGTCTTTAGAAGACTGTCAAAGTCATCTTGCTTATCAAATAAATAGTCATCAAATGGCTTTTTGAATGTGTACGGCTTGAAGTACTTTCTATTTAACTTCACAGCCCAGCCATTCATACCCTCGCTAAAATTATGTACTGGCTTTACTTGCCAATCCTTTAGATATACAGCTTTGTCATTATCAACTATCATCACAAAGTTTCCTTTGATTGCCTTGATATTGTTTGTTACTAGAATGATATTGTCATTGTCTTTCACATGATCAAACTTAAAATACTTGTTTGAGCGCCATTCTGTGTCACCAAAAAAGAATTCAATGTCTTTAGATTTGCGCTTCTTAAACATTTCGCTTAGTGAGTTCTTTTTCTTCTTTGGCTCTTCACCAGCTGCTGCCGTGATTACCTTTGATGTTGTAGGCTCACTTGTTGCCTTGCTTGCTATTGATACATTAGCACCTCTCCCGCCCATGATATTTCCTTTCTTTGAACACAAAAAAAGCGATAATCACATGACTATCGCAATTTAATATTAAGGTAAGGCTAGGTGGTCGGGAATTTCCACCATATCCGACTTATACCAACGTATAAGGAGCAGGCGCCCTTTCCTGCGTTATTAGCCTATACACATTTTATCATTTTTTGTTTAAATGTAAAATGTTAAATCTCTTTTTCTTCTCCATTCTCTCTAATTCTCTTGTGGTTATTCTTCTTGCTGACTTTACACGATTTTTAATTTTATCGTTTTTTCTATATTTATCAAACGCAATAGCAACCAAATTTTTATCATCACCCGCTATATGCTTTATAAGAAGTATTGTGTTTTTGTCTTTTTCATCAATAACTAAAATATCAGGATTTTTCACCGTATTTTTTAAGTTTGAAAATATAAACTCTTTATCGTTGCCGTGTTTCTCAACAATATGCAACCATTGTGCCGCTGAAATGTCTACCTCGCTATCTGTAATGTCTATATGTTCCTTTATTTTCGAAAACACCTTACTATTTATCACCGTAAGCCTTTTAAACGCATCGTTTGCAAATGGCTTTTGCGTTTCTTCAATTTTCTTAACGCTATCGGGCTTGATGTTATTAAGCTTTTTTATTTGAATACTCGCACCACGTCCGCCCATATATTCACCTTACTTTTTTCTTCTATTAACTAGAACACTAAGCGGAACAGCACCAGCGCCCAAACTCTTATCTTCTTTGAAAGTGAATTTATAACCAAAGCGCTTTTGGTTTGCCCTTAGCCAATTCATTGTTTGCCTTTGTGTTCTTTCATACGCTTGCGCGCTTGTTTCATTGCCGACAACAATAACAGTATTTGTTACTGGTGATTTTTGTAACTGCTTCACAAATTCCTTTGGTTTGAAGTTCTTTGTTTTTGCAAAAATCCAGTCGCCCTTTCTTTCTGATGCGCCAATACCAAGTGAGTCGTTTTCTGCTGTTACAGCCAAGTCCGCACGCGAGAATGTGCCGCCACTATCACCATTTGCTCTATCAGGGTGATTATGAAAAACAAACTTGCCAGCAACTTCTTCATTACGTATGCCGACAGAACCACTATCACCACGGCGCATAACATGTGCAAATCCGTCACTATCAACAGTGATCATGTGTTCTATGTTATCGTTTATAACTTCGTTTCTAAAATTCATACGCATGTTGTCGATTGATTGCTTATTCCCTTTGTAGAGTCTATTCACACGCGCTGCAAGTTCTCTATCATCTGCGCTTCCATTTCTAGAACCTCCACCGCCTGCATTTGTCCCAATTACTATTTTTGCGCCACGTCCACCCATTTTCCTTTTCCTCCATAAAAATAAAAAGCGCCATTTAAGCGCCTTTTTGATTATTCAACTTCGTCCCCTTTTTCGTTAAAAAACATGACTGGAATGTGATACTTGAAAGATTGATTATAATGCTTCAACTTATCGACTAATTCGCCGACTGTCACGTTATCAATCTTTACATCAAATAATTCATCATAGGACTTGTATTTTCTTCTCTTCCCGTCAATCCCTAGCACGCATTCTGTATATACTTCGATTTCGTGCTTTCCGTCTTTTAGAAAGTATTTACCAGTTATTTCAAGATTATCTATAAATTTACTTCTTTCCATTTTTCTTCAACCTTTCTGTGACTTTATTATCAAAATAAATCACCTTTATATTTTCGCCATAATCATACTCAACTTGTCCACCATATACAAGTATTGTTTCAGGCTTTATCTTGCTGATCATTGCATCAACGCCGTTTTTCCATACTTCAAATGCTTCATCTTCCCTTTTAACGCCTATCGTACTGATAGCAACGATAGACTTTTCAGGTATTCCGTCAAAACAGAATGTGAATGTGTCTTCTTCCGCCCAGCTGATTGTAAGTATCACCTTGATGCCTTTACTTTGCCAGTATTGCCCTAATAAGCGTGAACGATACACGTTCCAAATCTTCATCGCCATAGGCATATTCATATATAGGCTAAAATCAGGGCTTAGCACACATTCATATTCATTTAGCATGTCCACGTATTCATCAGGTCTATTCCATAGTCTTTCAAACTGGTAGTCATCAACAAAGCAATGAATACCCACGTTTTTATTCTTGCTTGTCATTGCATAGTTAAATCCAATCAAATCGCTTGGAATAAATCCGTCATTTTTGATTACTGGCATCTGATAGAAGCCGTCTGTTTCCGTTTCATCATAGATTTGTAGGTTGTAATGGTTCACTGTGTTCATTCTAGCGTTTTCTTTTTCTTCAGGTTCACTGAATAAACCGCCTATTTCGTCCATGTCAAATCCTGTTAGTTCTAGATCATAGCCCTCATTGCCTAAATCAAGCAATAAATCAGTCAATCTGTCCATATCCCAGTAACCCGTGATTTTATTCAAGGCTATGTTCAATGCTTTTTCCTTGCTTTTAGGCAAGTCCAACTTCACCACTTCGATTTCTTCGATACCTTTATACTTCAGTACGTTTAACCGTTGATGCCCACCGATAATTGTCATGTCTTTATTGACTATAATCGGCTCACTATATCCAAATTCATCAATGGAATTGCTAATCTTGATAAATTCTTCATCATCAGGCTTCAATTCTTTTCTTGGATTGTATTCAGCTGGCAATATGTCACTTATCTTAACTTTAACAAATTCCATTGTGTCCCTTTCTAATGAAATAAGCCAGCAGTATGCAAAAGGAGTGAATTTATGAGTACATAAGGTTTCAAATGAAAAGAAAGTTATCTACTGGCTTATAACAGAAAAAACCACAAGCATAATTTGCTCATGGTTTTTGCCTATTGCCATTATACCATCAAATTAGCGTGGCGATTTCCACAAATCACCATTTATCCAAAATTTGACATATTTTTTTATAAACATATCCATGAGAAGTATATAGGATTTTCGCTATCGTGACATAATCGAAACCGTTCTCGTATCTAAGCCGCAACATTTCTATTTCGCTATCATCTAACTTCTGAAAGAATGTAGCATAGTCTTTATATTCATGCTCGTATCTATCGTACTCTTTGCGTGTTTCCACTTCTTCAGCAGATAGTGCGATTATGTTATCGTGGAATATCCTCGTGCCGCTTTGATACTTTGCTTCTTCAGGTGATTTGATAGACGGTGATTTTAGCGTGTTCCCTGATAGTGTGATGGCTAGTTCTTCCAATCTATCGCCCAGTTGTATGATCATTGCGATAGTGTGCCTGAAGCCTTTCATTTTGCCATCTGTGTACTGAAATTTTTCTTTTGTTATCATATAGGCTTCCTATTCTTCCCCCAAATCTGCAAGCATGATCTTTCTTGCTTCGATTTCGTCTGCGATTACTTCGTGTATTCGGTACTGTAAAAATGATGGAATTTCATGCGCACTACCAAACCACCCACTTCTGTACTCTGTATATTTCCCAGATAATATGTGTTTTACAAGTATTCCAATTCCATAGGCTCTAATTTCTTCTAATTCATCTATTTCTTTTTGCAACTGAATTACTTCTTTTACTTGTTCCGGTGTCATTCTTCACTCCAATCTAGCCTTTGCCCGCAAATACAACAATACAATGGACTAGCTTCTCTTGCCGTACTCCTTTTGCAATTAGGACATATCTTTCTGCCGGCTGGTTTTTGTACAGGCTTCATTGGTTTTGCTTTCTGAAGCAATTCTCTAACTTCTTCATACGGCACATATTCCCTTGAACTGTATCCATCGAATATGCCTTTTCCGTTGCTGACAGTTACGCTGTCTGGCCAACCATGACCATCAATACTATGAGAGAATGACATGCCCTCAAATCTTGGCTCAAAATCATCACTTATCATCGGTACTCCAATCTATCGCCTGTCCGCAACTCGCACAAAAATTAACGCGTTCGTTATATATTCTGTTGCAAACTGGACAATTGAATTCAACTTTTCCATTTACTCGTCTTTCTGCTTTCCAGTTTTTTGGCTTCTTCGGCGTTGCCTTATAAACGAGTTCCTGCAACTCTTTTCTTGCATTCTCTCTTTTGGCTTCTAACTCATCCCTATACGGTTTATCGTCAACTGTTCCATCAAACACTTGTAACGATACAGCCAAGTAATCTAATGCTTCTTGATATTTATTCATCAGTCAAACAACTCCTTAAATTCTTCAATGTTATATTCATCATAAAACTGTTCATCTACTACAAAACACCAGCAATGATCTTCAATCAACTCTACACAGATGTCCTTTTCTTTCATTTTTTCGCAATCATCAAAATCACTGAATCTTACAGCTCTGATATCACGCCAGTCCTCAATTTCTAAATTGCTTTGATACATGCAGCCATCAGGGCTATTTGCAAGTGATTTTGCTTTACCTACTGTTTCTGCCCATACAAGGCTTAAATATGGATTATTCCCTGTTCTATCACTTAATATCCATGCTTTCATTCTTGTTCTCCTATATCAAAACACTTCTTACATAAGGCTCTTTCTTCTTTCCAAGCCTTTTTGTATTCTTCCGTTTCTTCTGCTTTATCTGTTATTGCCCAACCGTGATAAGGAATCATGTCGTCTTCATCACCCAACAATTCAGAAATCGTTTTAACATAGCCTAATTTTTTTAATTTTCTTAATTGGTAACGTGCTTGGTTTACCGTCAAGTTTAGGCACTTAGCAATTGAACGTGCTGGCACTGGAAGCCAGCCATCCATAATTGAAACGTTACGTCTGCACAATTGATAAAGAATTTCATTCATTTGGCCACCTCATAAGTTTGCTCGAAGATATCAGGCTTGCATGGATAAAACTCACCATTTACTCCCTCGATGATGTAATCACCATCAGTAACTTTCATACGCCCCTCTAATGTATTGACGTAATATTCATTATCATATGGGTTGTAATATAATTCTCCGCAGAATCTTAATACTTTTCCGATATTCCCATTGTCGTATTTAATTGCTTCCACAATTACTGATTTCTTTCTGTATTTCATAACCCCAACTCCTCTAAAGTGTATTCTTTATTTGCTTCCATGCCTTTGTACATTTTTCCCTTTTCGAATTGTGGTAAATATATATTTCTACAATCCCCTATAATCCAAATTAATATACGCTCCTTATCGTATGTGTCCTCAAATTTTTCTATAAACTTTATTTTATTTTTCCATGGCTTTATTATTGCTGATAAATAAGCCTTTTCTTTTTCGGTTAGGATTGTAGGTTTATATTCTTCTTCAAGCCATTCAAGAAATTTTTTAATGCCAGCTTCATTAGTGCATGCATACTCTTTTACGATTTTTCCGTTATATTCGATTTCGACATAAGTTATATAGCTATCAAGTCTAGTTGTGCCGGTGTGTTCTACTATGTGTAAGTGTGCTAGATTATATTTTTCTTTATTCTTCATTATTCTTCTCCTACTTTCTTGATTTCTATCATCACTCCTGGATGCCAAGTCCAAATCTTACAGAGATTCAGCTGGACGATATTTTTGTCGTCTTTGAAAAATCCCAGTTCCTGCATTACATCCTGTAGCATCTTGTTCACGTTGTCTAAATCGGGTTTGTTTGTGCATGGCTCACCATTTTTGTGTTTGCCAGCAGGAAAGCCCCAGATGATGCTTAATGAAATCGGACCATCAAGCGGTTTATCAGGAACATACGCAGCTAAATGAGCGCGATACTTGTTTCTTGCGTCGACTGCGCTGCTATTTGTATAAATAGTCTTGGTCTTGAAGTTGACCTTTTTTTGTTGTGCCGTAGTAGTCGGTGGAATCATTTGTAAAAATATCTGCATTATTATTTTTCATCCTTCTGATTTATCTCACTTTGAATTTCTATATCTCGAATGATACGACCGGCAGTTTTATGTGAAATCGTCGGATAGTACTGTTGTAGTATTGCTTTTAAATCATCAAGCGTGATTTTCAATTTCATTTTTTATCCTCTTCTTTCTTTCTCGCGCGTTAGGGATGGAGCGTGTGATGTTGGGAATATGCCCGCATCTTAAGCGGGGCATTTCCCTACTCACACACATCCCTGTCACACACCTGGGACATTTACAAATGTATATTTATATACGTTTTTGTCCCAACTAAATGTCCCAACCTTAAAAGATATATGAGACATATAAATTTTACGTTTTTGTCCCAACCTCAATATTTTTAATAACAGTTGTTTCTTCACCTTTTTTGGACACTTTTTTATACAGTCCGTTAGACTCTTTTATACGCCTATAGATTGTTTTTTTCTCAACGCACAATTCATCAGCAAGCATTCCAACAGTTACCTCATCGTGTTCTTGCGATAGATTTTCAAACGCAATTCCAAACTCATTTAAACGTTGATTTGAATTCTCTTCAGGCGTTTTTCTTGCTTTCATTGCACGTTGCCATGAAGGTAACTCTTCATCAAGTGGTATATCTGCGAGCACTCCTGTTGTATCGACTGTATGAATCGGATAGTTGAACCACATATCAGTTTGTTGCGGCTTAGGGAATTCTCTAAGTGTCATATCCACTCGCCACGCTGTCATTTGTGAGGCTTTTAATTCAGCTTGTTGTGTGATGATTTCAATCTGCTTATCATTGAGTTTTCTCTTGATTGTTACAGAATCGTATAAATGGCCACCCATCTGTTTTCTGCTCATAAAATCATCATACGGAATCGTTTCATAGTATTCAGGATTGTGCTGCTTTATGACTCTTGCCCATTCATCACATACAGCTTTGTTTATCTGCTGTTCTGTTACACCATCATTCAAAGGTATCTGAATTAGGTCTATCATTGCATCAGGATCGCGTGAGAATACGCCTGAACCACTAGCTCTATCCATTGACTTCTTGCTACCCTGTGAGCCTTTTGAGTGATGGTGACAGTAAATCACGGCACAGTTTAATGCACTAGCCACTTTATCGAATTGGTTGGTAAACTTTGCCATTTGCTCGGCACTGTTTTCATCGCCTGTAATGACTTTATAGATTGGGTCAATGATTACTGCGATGTAGTTCTTTTTCTGTGCACGTCTAATTAACTTAGGCGTTAACTTATCCATCGGAACAGCATTACCACGTAAATTCCAAATTTCAACATTTCTTAGGTTTGGTCTTTGGATTCCTAACTTTTCGTACACATCTTTAAATCTGTGTAAGCAGCTCGCACGATCCAATTCAAGATTTATGTATAGAACTTTACCTTGTGCACAATCCCACTTATTAAGCCACTTACAGCCCTCTGCAATCGCAATCGTTAACTCAATCAATGCAAATGACTTACCTGCTTTAGATGGCCCAGCAATAAGCATCTTATGACCTTGTCTGAGTACGTCATTGATTAAACATGGCGCTAATTCAGGAAGATTACTCCAATCGTCTTCAAGACTCTCTGGATCAGGTAAATCATCGTTAATTGATTCGATGTATTCTACCCAGTCATTCCAGGACTCCTTACCGATGTTTGTTGCGATGAGGTACTGTCGATTGTTGCCACGTTCAAAGCCAGGCATTCTGCTTAATCGGCTTGGATTCTTTGTTGATGTATCTACATCTAATCC